TCAAAGATTTTATCCCCCATCCATTGTAGAGGAAAATCTTTGATTTTCCTCTACGGTGCATTTAAAAATAATATTTAATAAATTTATATAATTTTGTGAGTAATAATTATTTTATTTAAAAATTATTTATCAAAGATAAATAATTTTTCATTTTTTTATGAAATTTTTAATAAATTTTATAAAAATGGGTGTATAATTAATTAAATTAATATCTAAAATTCTTTGCATTATTGTTATAAATATTTTTCAATAATATATAATAATAATCATTATTATTTTTATTAATAATACAAATATGTATATTCTATTATACTCAATTTATAATACACACATTTTTATGAAAATTATTAAAAATTTCATAAAAAAATTAAAAATTGTTCATTAAATAATAAAATAATATTTTATAAATTTATAAAATATTATTTTTAAATACATAATAGATAAATCTTCGATTTATCACAATCTTTAGACAGTAAATCTTTGATTTCATGTCATTCTCACTAAGATAAATATTTTTCATGAAAATGAGTGTAAATAAAAAAATATCCCAAATTATAAAAATTAATATTTTTAAATAATAAATTGTTACTAGTATCTTATCAATACTACCAATACTATTATAAATTTATTTAACATGATTAAATCAAAAAAGTACTAAAAATATTAATATTAGAAAGGTGTAAAAAATTGATATATTAACCTTATGATTTATAATTTTATTATGTTAATGGCAAAAGATAGTAAATCAATGACATTTGAAGATTTTAATAGTAAGATTAATGAAATCAAGGATAATATTGACAATGTTAATAAAAATATTAGTGAAATTATAAAATCATTACAGGAAGCAGAAAAAAAACGTTCAACTTTAGAAAAACAATTAAATAATACTATTAAATTATTACCTAAAATATTTAATGATAATTTAGCATCTAATAAAAAAAATAAAAAAATCCGTACAACTAATACTGATACAGGAATTAATAAACCAACAGAAGTACCAGAAATTTTAATTAAATTTTTAAATTTAGACGAAAATGCAACTTTACCAAGAACAGAGGTAACTAAAATGTTATATACTAAATTTAATGATTTAGGATTAAAACAAGGTCAATATACAGTTATAAGTTCAGATATTGTAAATTGTCTAGAACTTGACAATATTTTTATTGATAAAAAACTAAAAATACAAGAATTTCAAACATTTTTAGCTTCATTTTATCCTAAAAAAGTTCCATCAACTTTAGTTACATTTTTAAATGTAACAAATGATACTATTTTAAGTAAATTTGAAATTATGAAATTATTTTCTACCAAATTAAAATCTTTAAATTATACCAATACTATAAATATTCAATTAAATAATGATTTAATTGAAAGCTTAAAATTAGATATTAAATATCAAGATACTATAATTGATATATATAATTTATTAAATATTTTATATTCTAAAAAATAATATTTAAAATTTTATTTAATTATTTAACTAATGTCAGAACATAAATTAGTATGTAGAAAATGTGGAGGATCACATTTAACTATTAAATGTGGTCGTTTACAAAATGATAAACAAAATGTATCAAATCAATTGCCTAGTAAACAAATTTTTGAAAATAAAAAATACAATTTCCATACAGATATAAAAAAAAATAAAATTTATGGTATTAAAATTAGTAATTTACCTAATAATATGACTAATGAAGAATTAATGGAATTAACTAGTAATTGGGGTCATATAGTTAGATTAAAAGTACTTAATTATGAAGAAACATCATGTGCATATATTAGTTTTGCTTTTGAGGATGAAGCTAAATATTTTGTCAAAGCATTAGATAAAACACCTTTTGAATATCAGATATTAAATGTTGTACAAACGGAATAATTTATTTATATACAATTATAAAATATATTTATTTTATAATATTTAATTAATTCCTATTATTTATTAATAGTTTTATAAAAAATTAGTGTATAATAATATTTTTATCTAAATATTATTATATAATGAGTACATTAGATAATATTTTAGTTGAAAAATATAAAAAGATGGCAGGATTAGATAATATTTATAATCTATCAAATAATTCGATATTAAAAGGTGGTGCAACTATTAGTAGTAATTTATATATTTCAGGATTTTCTATATTACAAAATTCAGTTACAAATTTAACATCTTTAAATGTAAATGGACCTATTATTTTAAATAATGCAACAATGTTATCATCATTATATGTATCAGGAAATGCTATATTTAATAATAATGTTGCAGTTAATGGTAATTTAATTGGTAAAAATTATACTGTTGAAAATTTATTAGTAAGTTCAAATACAGTTTTAAATAATAGAACTACTATTTTATCTACTCTTGATATATTAGGTAATGCCAAGTTTGAAGATATAATAAATACAAATAATATTCAAGGTTTAAATAATAATATTAATATAGTAAGTCCAATTATTAATATAGGTAATAATAATTCTAAAATTTATATTTATGGTACTGCTACATTTGTAGCTACTACTGATCTTAAAATATCAGATAAATTAATATCTTTAAATTTAAATGCAAATAATGCAGATCCTGCAGATATTGGATTATTATCAGGTATAGAAATTTTAAGTATTAGTGGACAAAGTTTTATTAAAACAAATTCTGACGCTACTAGATTTTTGATAAAAGCACCATTAGAAACAAATACTAATTATATTGCAACATTAGATTATAATAATAATTTAAATGTATCTGGATCTACTATTATTACTGATAAAGTTACAATGTTATCTAATTTAAATATATCTGGATCAGCAACTTTATATAATTCAGTTAGTTTATTATCATCATTAATTGTTCCTCAATATACAAATTTAATAGGTACTACTACAATGTTATCAAAATTAAATGTATCTGGCGTATCATTATTAATGGGATCTAATACAATATTATCTAATTTTAATGTTTCAGGTATTACTACATTTAATGGTGATACAACTATTTTATCAACTTTGAATATAAATGATGTATGTACATTAAATAATGTTACTATACTATCATCATTAAATGTCAGTAATAACACTATATTAAATGGAGTTACTAGTGTTCTTTCTAATCTTAATGTTACTGGAACAAATATATTTCAAGGAAATGTAACATCAATATCATCATTAAATATTTCTGGATTTGGTTTATTATGTGGATCATCTACAATATATTCATCACTTAATATATTAGGTAATACTGTAATGAATAATTCTGTTACTATAAATTCAAATTTAAATATATCTGGAAATACTATTATAAATAGTTCTATAACTATTGGTTCTATACTATCATATATTAATATTAATGGACAAATTGTATGCCCTTTACCTGAATATTTAACTAATAATGAAGCTGCAAGTAATAATGTTTCTAATTGGGGGATTTATAGAACAGGCGGTATAGTTAAAATAAAATTAGATATTATACCACCAGAAATCACACTTTCTGGTGGAACATCTGTATCTATTTCAGTTGGATCTAATTATATTGATCCAGGTTCAACAGCTATAGATAATACTGATGGTGTTGTTCCTCTATATTTATCATCTATATTAACAGGTACAACAAATTTATTACCAAATCAAATTTTAATATCAGGAACAACTACCATTACACAAACATCTACTTTAGGCATTGGAACATATAATTTAGTATATGTATCAGTAGATAGTGTAGGAAATGTAGGTACTAAAATACGCATATTAAATATAATTTAATATCATACAATTTATATAATTTAATAAATTATATAAATTATATTAATATGATATTAATATTTATATTGTTTATAATTTATATTATATTTGTTATCACTTTTTTATTTATGAAAAATAATAATACTATTTATATTAATATTCCTGAAATATTACCAAATAAAACAATTAATCCACCTAATACTAATACATCAGAAATAAATAATATACCTCTAGTAAGTGATACACCTATAATAACTATCGACACATCATTATTAGATAATAATACTAATACATCAGGTGTAAATAATGATGATAATTTAGATGATATATTAGATAATAATGATAATTTAATCCCTTTTAATAGTTTATCTAATTCAGAATTTATTAATAAATCTCAAGAATGTTGTTTGGTAAAAAAATTATATTTACCAGATAAAAAAAATTTATATGGTGGTAATTTTAAATATAATTTTACAAAACTTTCCGGCGATGAATGTAATATTGAATTACATAATGTTAATTCTAATACACAATTATTTTATGATGGTGAAAATGGATGGAATAATAATTATTGTATTAATAATAGTAATAAATTAGGATCGTGTAGAAATAATATAAATGAATGTATTGATTTTTTTGATGAAGATGAATGTAAAAAATATAATATGAAATGGTCAGAAAATACTTGTTTTGATAAATAATGTTTAATTAAATACACATTTTATGATGATTTTATAAAATTTATCGTTAAATAATATTTAATTTAATTTACATACACTTATTATTATTTTATTTTTTGATAATAATTAAATACATTCGTTTTATGAAAAATATTAAAAATTTCAGCATAATTTTCATAAAAATTATGGTGTAAAAATCTTAAAGATTAGAATATATAGATAATTTATTATAATAGTACATTTAATTAATTAAATATAAAATAAAAGTAATAAGTATAGAGAAAAAATACGTGTATCTTCTTTTAATAATTTTTTTAAAAATAGGTGTATTATTTTTTTATAGATTTTTCAAATTTATGATATAATTTAAAAAATACATCTCTAATTAATTCTAAATTATCTTTATCATCTATATTTTTAACTGTTAATTTAACAGCTAGATCTTTCAATTTTGGATAATCATAGTTATGATAAAAACTAATTGTATCTATTATAATATATGATGTTAAACTAAATGGAATATTATATCTTACAATTTCTGCTAATAAAGTTTTTAAATGAAAATCAATATTATGACTGACTAATACATTTACATCTTTGATATCATTTTTAAATTCTTCAATAATTTTATCACAATTAATCCCATTATTAAGAGCATATTCTTGAGTAATACCATGATATTCTGTAGAATTTGAAATATTAATACAATGTGGTTTAACTATTAATTTTTTTTTTATTTCTTGATAATATTTATTATTTTCTACATATCCTATTTCATAATTTAATACAACTAATCTAGCATAACAATATAAATTTTTTTTAGACACATAATTATTTGTTTTATGTAATCCATTTGTGTCAGTGTTAATGAAACATATTTTTCTAGTCATATCAACATAATAAAATATTTGTTTAAATTGATTTTATAATATAAAATATTAGTTTAAAAATTAAAAAAAAATCTTAATATTATTATATGGATAATACAGTCGGTGAAAATATTGAAACTAATAATACTACATTGTACACTAAAATATATAATTTTATAATGGGTCATAAAATTGCAATCATAATAGTATTAGTAGTTATTATTGCAGTTGTTGGTTATTTTTATTTATGTAAATGTAAATCTAAATTAAATACAAAATCTAATAATACAAATTCTAATAATATGAATTTAAAAAAAAATAATATAGAACCTCTAATTAATAATAATAATGATAAACAAATTGATGAAATACAAAATATAAATGAAGAATCTAACATTATTGAACATGAAGAAGAAAATGATGATATTACAGCTAAATATGATTTAACAAATTCTGAAGTTGAAAATATTAACACTAACTTGAATATTTATAAAGAATAGCTTATTTTTTTGATACTTTTTTTGATAATTTTTTAGTATTTTTTCTTTTAAATTTACATAATGGATCTATTTTAAATGAATTTTTTCTACCATCTATAGGTACAATATTTAATACACATTTAGATTTTATACCATATAACGGTTCTGTACAACCAGTTTCTATATTTTTTTTTGGATTTATTAAACAACGTGATCTAAAATGTTCATATCGTTCACGAACATCTTCAAAAGTTAATCCGGATTGTTTACCAAGCATTGTATTTACAGTTTCATGTAAATTATATATATATAAACTTAATGTATCACGTGATTTAAAAACTTCCATTGTTAATGGCATTTTTTTATATTATTACATAAATTAATTCTACAATATTTACATGGCAATATATTTTTTAGATTATCATAAAAATTAAAATAATGTTCTTTTTGTTCTTTAGTAGGATTAACCGGATAATTAAAACTTAATGTATGTAATATATGCCACATTGGAGGACCCCATACAGATGTTAACATTCCGTCATTTGATAAATAATCTTCTTCTGAAAATACATATTTTTTAGAACTCATCAATTATAATTAGTAAGATATTTGTAAAAATAAATTATAAAATTTATAATTTATTTTTATAATTAAAATCTAATTAAATATATTATGAATAAACAAAATATATTTCGAGATATCTATTTTAATAATGGTGATAAAAATAAAAATAATAATATTTTTTTTATGAATGATGCCAAATTAAAAAATCATATTTCAAATTTTAATTTAAAATATAATACTAAATATGATTTTATGCAGGTTAAAAATCAAATAAATTATATAAAAAGTTATCCAGGACGTTTATATTTAGCAGAATATACTAGACCTGGTGAAATTGAACATCTTAATAATTTTTGTAATGTAGATAATAAATATGATTATCCTAAAAAACAAAATACTTTTAGATTAATAACCTATAATGTTCATAGTTTTATAAATTCTTGTGCGAATTTTAAAAAAAATGATTTAGATATGTTTGAAATTATAAATGACACAATAGATTCTAGAAATGATAAAAATGTTATCGATTTATGTAAAAAATTATCACCTGATATATTAATGTTTCAAGAGTATTCACCATTATTTTTAAATAATAATGAAATTGATTTATATAATTTTCCACATTATTATAATCATATTACTGATAATAAATTAGATAAAAATTTAATTTATAATGGTCGTACTGATGAAATTTTAGATATTTTTATAGGAAATTTAATCATGACTAAATTTGATGTAAATGATAACTATAAATTTAAATATGATGTTACACAAAAAATAAATAATAAAAATGTTAAATTAGATCCAAGACCATTTATTGGAATGAAAATAAATATTCCAAATAATAATAATAATTTAGAATTATTAATATTTAATATACATCCTTCACCTGATTACCAATCTGGAAATAAAGAAAGTAATAATTTTAAACAAATTAAATCTTTTATAGATAGTTTAGTATTAAAATATCCTCCACATAAATATAATATTATAATTGCTGGTGATTTTAATAATCATCATGAATATTTATTAGAATACATGAATAAAAAATTATTTTTATCTACACATGATTTTTATGGTAAAAATTATAATCTATTTACAGGGTATCATGGTGTATATTTAGATTATGTATTTGTATCTCTTCATTTTTTATATGATTTTTCAATAGTTGAAAATAAAACTATATATGTTAATTATTCTGATCACTATCCTGTACTATTTGATTTTAGAGTAAATAATAAAAAATATATTAATTCACAAAATGAAACTTTAAACAGATATCGATATGCTATAGATAATATTTTTAATGCACAATCTATATTGGATGATAAATTAAAACTAACAAATGAAGATTTATTAAATATTTTTAGTTCTAATATAAAAGAATTATTAAATTTAGATTCAATAGCTAAATTATTAAATTGTAGTATTATTAAAATACCTGCAAATACCTATTTAGTTCATGGAACTAATGTATTAGTTAATGATATACCATTTGAACTATTAGAACATAAACAAGATATAATAAATCAAGTTGATGTACCTAAATCATTTGTATTTATGTACTTTTCTGCAGAATCGTTTATGAATTGGTATGGCGTAAATTCAGAATTAGATATGAAAAGATTAATAATATATAAAACAACTAAACCAATTAATGTACTCAATCTATATAAACATCATGATAATATAAATTCAAGAAATAAATATAGATTGAATATGTATTTGAAATTATATAATTATTATTAAGATATTTATAATCTTCCTGAAATAAATTTAGAAAATAATATATATGATGCATTTAATTTAATGAGATTATTATGGATTATATTAAATCAACAAATTTTAATAAATATAAATTATGATGACGATAAATATAATGAAAATATGTTCTACGGTACAATAATTTCTGATATTATTATGAATGATATGACAACATTCAAAAATAATTCTGATCACATGTATATAACTCATTTTGATAATAATAAAGAAATATTAGAAGGTATAGAAATACAATTATTTGCTCATAATTTTTGTACAGTATTAGATTCCATTTATTATAATAATAAATTATATACAATAGATGAATGGAATAATGAATATCCAAATTTAGTTAATAAAATTAATGAAAAAATACAATCAAATGATAATTTAAAATTAATTAATCTACGAAATAATATATATCCTACATCATTACAATCTAATAAAATTATTAAAAGACATACCATAACTTATTTAGAATTTATTTATAATATTATAAATAATGATAAATATTATAATTCACAAATTGATGAAAAATTAAGTGATATTATAATAAATATATTACCAAGAAATGATAGTAGAAATACTATTAAAGAACCTTATTTATTAAATTTAATTATTAATGAATTTTTAAAATTTATTATTAATGCTAAATATTTTTATAATACTTTAGATCCAGAAATAAAAATAGAAAAAACAGATTTTAATAATATTACTTTATATAATAATAAATATTACGAAGAAATTTATACTAGTTTAATTACATACATTTTAAATGTAGAAAAAAATAATAAATCTAAACTTGTAACTCATGTAAATAAATGTATATTAATGTGCATATATAAAATAAGAAATACTAAATTAATTGATGAACCTATTAATATTATTAATGATTTATTAATAAATGATCAATATAATATTGATCATATCGTAAATTTTAATAATGAATTTAATAAAAAATTAAATAAAATTATAAATAATGGAATTATAAAAAATAATAATAATAATAATATAATTAATAATCAAAATAATTCAAATACAAGTAATCAAAATCAATTAAATATTAATAATGATATAAATGAACATAATTTACCCTATATTGATGCTTTAAACCAATCTAATAATAATGATTTTAATAATATTAATGTTAATAATCAACTAAATAATAATAATGATACAAATGAACAAATGATACCATATATTGATCCTTTAAACCAATCTAATAATAATCAATTAAATAATAATAATACGAATGTACAAAACATACCCTCTATTAATGGTTCAAAACAATCTAATAATAATAATAATGAACAAATGATACCATATATTGATTCTTTAAACCAATCTAATAATAATCAACTAAATAATAATAATGATACGAATGTACAAAACATACCCTATATTGATGGTTCAAAACAATCTAATAATAATAATTTATTTAATATAAATACTATGAATCATTTTAATGATAATTTATCAAATATTGATAATAATATACTATCCATGGATACTATTAATCAAAATAATAATTTTAATAATATACCCTCCATGGATACAATTAATCAACAAAATAATAATTTTAATAATATACATCCAATGGATTCTGTAAGGCAACAATATAATAATAATATATTTGCTATAGATTCTAGAATACAATCAAATAAACATGAAAAGAATAATTATAATAATATATCTTCCATAAATTCTAAAACACAACCTAATAACAATGATAATAGTATATTATCTATGGATTCTATAAATAAATCAAATAAACATGAAAATAATATATCTTCTATAGATGCTAAAGCACACCCTAATAACAATGATAATAGTATATTATCTATGGATTCTATAAATAAATCAAATAAATATGAAAATAATATATCTTATATACATGCTACAAAACAAACAAATAACAATGATAATAGTATATTATCTATGGATTCTATAGATAAATCAAATAAACATGAAGATAATATATCTTATATACATG